CTTACTGCAATAGGTTAATAGAAATAAATTCAAATAATCGCAAAAACATAACAAAATTATCAAACGGATGCGGCATAAGTCGCCGCACGTATCACTATCTACTGCGCACCGTTTATAACGGCGTTATGTTTATCAGCCCCAGTTCATTTCATCCATTAGCTTCTGCGCGGCTTCTTCTGGTTCGTCAATTTCACCGCTCGCCAAATCACGAATAAAATCTTCTAACTTGTCCTTCGCTTCAAGCGCCTGTCCTTTTGCCCATGCTACTGATTCCATGCCGCAGTATTTAGTATGAAACGGGTTTTCTGTTTTGCTGATCTCGCCTTTAAAAACGAATGTGTGGTATTCTGGTTTATCGCTCATTTTGTAAATCTCAACATAACAAGGTTATTAAGCACGGACGCAATCTAAGTCCGCGTATTTATAATTTGTAAAACGTGCGCCGCTTATAACGGCGTTACATTTGCCGTCTAAATGGTTTCATTGCTCGGCCATTCCACTCAACACCAATGCACCAAGTTTCACCAACTGATTCACCTTTACCAAAAGGCACGCTCTCCCAAGTTTCGGCATCATCCATAAGCACTTCATCACCGCGTTGAATTTTTTCACCCTCAGCAAGTAATCTATAAGCCATTTTTAAAACCTCAAATTTAATTAGTTAATCGCAAAAATGTAACAAAACGCAGCAACTGGACGGAATTAGCGGCTCGCTCTGTTCTAGCATTGGCAGCCGCCGTTGTGCTCGGCGTTATACGGCCTGAATTTTATCAGTACCACAAAATATATCATCAACACTAAACCCACGACTTAGTGCTCGCTTGGCATGAGTTAATTGGTAATAAAAACACCTAGCAGCATCGTTACCTGAAAAAAATGATGGAAACCCAGTACATCCCCACAATATTCCTTCTGCTTCTTCATCCGTTATCTCATTGTCAAAAACAATTTTTACCAAATCCAATGCCTTCATAGTGGTGCTTCGTAGCGCCCGCATAACAAGTCAATGTTACGGACGGAAATAGAATACCGCCCAGTTTGTTTACTCCCAGCCGCCGCAAATCTCGGCGTTATGCCTTACCAACAGTCATCGCTCTAGTCTTTCCTGCTGCGGCAAATATACTTTCCGTGAATTCATAGCAAAGCTTTTCAAGCGTATCCGAATCTAAGTCTTTCAGTTCAAAACTTAGGCATGTTGAAAAACCACCTTGTCTTGGCTGAGCAGCTTGAACTATGAAAACTCTTGCAGGAACATCAAACGGTTTTAACTCTGTTTCAATTTTAACTGGCATAAATCACCTCTCAGTCGTAGTTGTTTGCATAACAAGTCGCAGCAACGCGACACTTCGTGCGGTTGTGCTCGGCGTTATAAGGCTCCCACAGGCTTTCCGCCATTGCTTGCCTTTAATTGTCGCTCGTATTTCTCAGCGTCCTGCGAAGTCCATCCGTATTCATTAAGCCCTAGAGATTTAAGAGTTTTATCCCTAACACTAATTGCTTCGATTAAATCGGTAAAATAACCATAGCTTTTATCCTTAATGTAAACCTGATAGCGATCACCGCGCATAACCAAGAAAAGATGGCCGCTTTTGCCTGCTGTTGGTTTCTTAATAAAGCCCTCTCGCGGCCTCGGTATATGAGCAGGTATAGTTACAGCAGATGGTTTCGATATTGTAGCAACTGGCGCAACTGGAACGATAACAGCAGGAACTTCCTTTAATCTATTTCTGCGCAACCATTCTTTTGTTTGGGATTCAATTTCGATCCTATCTTTATCTTTAGAGTTGATCGCAGACTGACAGCTAGTGAATGGAGCCATTTGTGTTACTCGCTCATGATCGACCATTGGATTATCTAGTAGCATTTTGTTTTCCCCACATACTAATGCAGTCGCCAACTTTAATGCTTTTTTCTATATCGCCCGGACTTGCAACAAATACAATATTGCCCCTTGCTGCGTGCTGATTATTGGCTTTCAGGATGTCATAGGTGCTTCCGTCAAACACAACTACTTGTTGCTGCATTGATGTATCAGCAGCATGCTGTGCGGCCTTTCTGTATTCTCTCGGAACCATCACCGATTGAGGCTCATGGGAAAATGTTTTTCCTAACTTGTAAAACACAATTGAAGCCAATAGGCATAACAAGAAAGTGATCATTTAATTATCCTCAAGTTTTATTGTTGGTCGCTTTAAAATACCAGCCTCATCGAATTCACTGCACTCGATAAATGCTAGATATTCGCCAGTTTTTAATTTGTAACCATTGCGCGCAAACAATGTCACGCCAGAGTCGCAAACCGTTATCCTGCCAACACATTTACGCGACATGATAAGCCTGACGTTTTCTTCGCGCTGCCGCTCTAGAGCTTCTTCTGCGTCCTGTAGCTGTATTTCAATGCTGCGCATTAGAAGTCACTCCATTTGTGTCCGACGTCGATCATTGCTTGGTCTGAATGCGTACGTCTAGCTGGCTTGCATTGCTCAGTCAAATACGCATGAGCACCTTCACGAATAAGATCGCAATAGTCGTTATACTTAACTGCCAGCTCTGAAAGCACTACGCCGCATGAAGAGTAAGCATTCTCTAGCTGGTATTCATCGTTGCATGCTTTAAGCATTCCGGCCAATTGCGCAGACTCGCCACCTAAATCAGTCAAGTAGGCAATCACAAATCCATCAATATCACTATTCGACATTGCAGAGAAATCAAGACCGCCATTTGGAAAGGCTTTCTTGCATACTTCAAAAAAACTGGGGTACCTATCTAAAATCATCATGTTAATCACCTTTTCTGTGGATTGCTTTACATGGTTTAAATATACATCACCATGATAATTTTGCAATCTTTTTTTTAATCTATTTGTGAATTTAATCATTTTCAGTATTTTGAAGGCCTTTGCTATCCTCGATTTGGTCAACTTCCATTTGCACAGTAATGGCCATTCTTTTTGAGTAGAATTTCTGGCCATATGTGGTTATCCACATGCCATCAGATAGGAAGCCTATTTTAGCCTCGGCCTCTTCAGCTTTCTGTTGTTCACTTTTGAACATCTTTATTTCTCGATAGTGTGTTTAGGTATTCAAAAATTAGCCTTTCCTGCTCTGCTATCCATGCCTCAACACTCCAATCTTCAACTTCGTCTTGCATCAAAACTCTCTCATCGTGTTTAGTCGTAAATCGTTCGGCGCGTTCCGCCAGTTAAAGTGAAGCTGCCACATACATTTGCCCGCTATTAGCTGCATTTTCCGATAGCATAGATCCATGATTATCCCTCGCTCAAATGGTTGATTGATATTAATATCCTGCTCAGCGGCACACCAGGAAGCGAAGTGATAAGCTTGTCCATGATTTGCGGCTTTGTTAAAGCGGGATTATTCTTGATGATTCGATAAACCTGCGCTGTGATTTCGTCTTGATCGATTGTCATGATTTCACCTTTTTAAGCGCTAGATCCATATGCTTTGGCAAACAAGCTCTTGCCTTCATTATCTCTGATTTAGTTGTAATCTTTGGGTTTCCGCTTTCATCGGTGCAGCTAGCGATAAATCTCTCAAAACTTTTAGCCATTTCAGAAAGAGCAAGCTCTAGTATTTTTGTGTCTGTCATGGCTTATCATCCTGCTTTATTGCATCATATAAAAAAGCAGTAATGAAAAATGCAGTGGATATTTCATGACTGCCAATAAGGGCATTTAGAATTCCAGCAATAGATAAAGCCAAAAATCCAGCTTTTTTAGTAAACATATCTCACCCAAGCACCAGAGATGCGGCGATCAGGCCGAAGGAAAGTGCAGAATAAATCCAATAAGACAATGTTGCGCCATCATAGCCATCACCAAATACATTCGATCCACTTCTAAAAACTGCAATATGCGTTGGCAATACAAAACCAAGCATAGCCCACCCAGCAATAGCCAAAACATCAGTCAGTAGTTCCATTTTTGCTTTCCTCTAAGTACATTATGTGAACCCGCCCAGCGAAATAATGCCAATCGTGTTTCATTCCAGTTTCTTCAGTTTGTTTTTTGCAAAAATCTTCAGCTTCTTGTTTTGTCATATCGAAAAATCCAAGCCCTTTGCCGTTTTTGTAAACGTCTAAATCGCATTTATCTGTGCTCATCACTTATCCCTCTGCATAACGAACCACTGTGATTTACACTCTTGCTCGCTGGCTGTTTGCAGGCAGTCGCGCATCCAATGCTGCTCACTTGTGTAAACCTTTTTGTCCTTATATTTTTCAGTGAAGAAAACAATAGCGCTGCCCATAGCAAACAACACAAACGTACTAACAGCCATGACAATTACACCGCCAATCCAATCGACAGGCTCATCGTATGACCACACCTCAAGGTCAGCTATGCGTCCATTCTCTAGCGTTATGACTCCCTCGCTATCTATGTAGGCGCTGATATATTCGCCGGTTTCTCGGTGTTTGATTTGTACCTTTCTCATACCCTATCCTCCACTGGAACTAATACGCATGGGCTTGCGACAAAACGGCAGCATGAATCGTCATAAATATGATCGGTAGCAAGCAGCTGATACCCTAAAATATTCACAACGTGTGCCCTCTGGCTGTGTATAAGCTTGAAGTCATACTCACCATCAACCACCGCACCACTGTGCAGCCTTACCTTTACGGGATCGCCTTTCTTAATCACATCTAAACCCTCCGATATATTGTTTCTTTGACCGACTCAAGCCCAGCAAATTGAAGTAACTTTTTAGGGATTGTCGCGCTTTCGTTTTCGCTCAATGCGCGGCTGATTTCTGGCGCCTGCCAGCCTTCAATCTCACAAATCGTAGTCAGCTTTTCGCGTCCGTACTTTTGAGTGATTGTGCGCTTGATAATATTTATTGCTGTATCGCGTGTCATTGCTAATCCTCTGGTTGGTTTTTCACAGATTAACACTATTAAAATAAATTGCAAGTAGTTTAATAAAAAGCTTGCAATTAGATTTTGCATGACCAATAATTACCACACCAACAACGAGAGGTGATTAAGATGGATATAAAAGAAATACTTAATAAAGCGTTTAGTCTTGGGCAAACGTATTGGCAGCAGGCAGACAGCGAACATGCAAGCCAGCACAGGAAGGCGGATTTAACTCTTGATAAATTCAATGAGTTTTCGCTAGCAGTTGAAATGGATATAGCAATGACCAAGTTTAAAATTGATGATATTGAAAATCAGCGCAACGATCTGCTAGAGGCGCTAGAGGAAATAACCAAAATGTATTGCGACATGATAAACAGTGGTGACTGCGGAAATTGGAACCCTGAAACCGACAAAGAAGTAATCAAAGCGCGTGCCGCAATCGCAGCAGCAAGGGGTGAGGCATGAGTGATATAGAATGCCCATATTGCTGTGAGGACTGCGAAGTTTGCCATGATGATGGTGCTGGTTATGCTGAAGATGAAATCCATCAAATGGAATGCGAACACTGCGGAAAGGAATTTTGTTTTGAAACATCAATAGTTTTTTTATATTCACCAAGGAAAGCTGATTGCCTAAACGGCGAGCCGCACGACTACCAAGAAACACACACGATCCCAAAAAAATATACAAAGCTTGAATGCAGCATGTGCGGTGATAGAAAAGATTTACCAAAAGATCACCCGTATTTAAACCAACCAAAAATTACAATTTAGGTGACATATGAACAACGAAGTAATGGTGAGCGATAAGGATAAGGTTAGATCTGGCCTTACAGCTTTGCGGGCGCCGTTTGAGGATAGGCTTATAGGTAAGCTACCAAAGCCAACTAAAGCACAAACAGATGCGGTTAAGGCTGATTTTAAAGCAGGCAGTCGCTGCATGACTTGCGGGGGATGGCATCACAAGGATGTGGTGCATCTTGACTATGTAGGTCACGCGGCAATCACTGACCGGCTTCTTGAGGTTGACCCTTGCTGGTCTTGGGAGCCAATGGCATTAAATCAATTTGGCCTTCCCGCACAGGATGCCTCTGGAGGCCTTTGGATAAAGCTAACCATCCTTGGAGTTACCCGTATCGGTTATGGCGATGCCACCGGAAAGACAGGCGGCGACGCGATAAAAGAAGTTATTGGCGACGCCCTTAGAAACGCTGCCATGCGCTTTGGTTGTGCGCTTGAATTGTGGCACAAAGGCGAGCTTCATGCACCAGAGTCGCCAGAGGAAGCTCCTGCCCCGCAGGTGCCAGCACCGCCAGCTGAAAAGCCATTAATCACGAATGACGGGTTAAATAAATCCATGGCAAAAATCAAAACCGGCGAACTTACTATCCAGCGACTAAAAGACAATCGCCAATTTACACCAGAACAGCAGCTTGCAATTGATAATTGGGTGGCTGGTGCAGAGTGGGTAGATATGGAGGCCGCACAATGATCCGCTGTAGCTCAATAGCAAAGATAATGACCGGAAGCACAAAGAAAGATGAGATTTTCGGCGAAACTGCAAAAACAGCAATGCTTGAAATTGCCCGCGAGAATCTTTTTGGTGTGCGCAAAGACCTTGATGAGGTCAAGTGCATTCAAAAGGGTCGAGCCTGTGAGGATGCCGCAATACAGCTTTACAACGATGTGTTTCTGTACAACTTGCAGAAGGTGCCAAGCGATGGCCGCCGCGATAATGGAATCATCACTGGCGAGCCTGACTTGATCGCCACCTGCTCACAGAAGGGCGTGGATATTAAGGTAGCATGGTCGCTATTAACTTTCCCGCTAACGCCAGATCAGGCGGGAAAGAAGGCCTACGAATGGCAAGCGCGTGGCTATATGTGCCTATTCGACTTGCCTGAGTGGGAAATTGCTTACTGCGCAATTGACACTCCAGAAGAGCTGGTGAAGCCTTGGGATGATCCAAAGATCCATTTTATCGATACAGCAATTCCATTGCACCATCGCATCACAGTTGCCAAGTTCACCCGCGACTTGGAGATAGAAAAAACCATGCTGGAAAAGTGCGCCATGGCTAACGAGTGGATAGAGAGCGCCATTAAAACGTTCATTTCTGAACATGACGCGTACGTGAGCTAATCATGCCCGAAAAATACTCTGACGAAAAATACATAATGGCTAAATCTCTGCTTCAGCAAAGAGAGAATCTTATTGCCGAAGTGTCAAAGATTAGCTTTCAGATAGCCGAGCTTACACGGCTCAGAGAAGCCACGAGAACGCAGGCTAGGCGGCTGAAGAGTGCCGCCATAGCTCACGAGCTTGGAGTTTCGAAAGCTGGGTAGAGAAGGTTTCTGAGGGCAGGGTGATTAGATAATGAAGCAATACCGCGTAGAACTAAGATTTTATCGCTCAAGCAAGACCAACCCCACACAAAACACAGGTGAAGATTATGAGCAGTATTGAACTACAAAAGAAAAAAGCAAAATTATTTATTGATGCCAACATTTGGGATGGTGAAGACAGGGTTACTGCACTAAATGATTCGTTAGTATTTACCCCTGCCGATCTTCAAGAGTTTATTTTTGAGTTGATTGAATTTATAAACGAATCAACTTCCGATTAATTGATTATACAAAATGAGGTGAATTATGAGTAATCACTCAATGACAATAATCCACATTAGCTACACGCCATCATACCGGCTAAGGCTGGACGATGGCGCATATGTGTTTATGCCTTTTCATCGATACTTGGGGCCAATGGGTTTTTATCGTGATCGCGCTGAGCGGCGAGAAATTCAAAATTGGTTCGATGACCCATTAATCTGCAAAGCGCTTGACTGGTTTTGCAATCGCGGCAATCGATGCTAAAATTTATCCACTGAGTTTATTCATTATACAAAGGTTAATTATGCACGATAAAGATTTTTTGAAAGAGATTGTGTCAAGAGCTGGAAAGGCTGATGAGGGTTATTTTCAGTATGCTCATATTATTGCGGTGTCTTTGCCTAAGGAGTTTAAGGCGCAGCTTGACCAGCTAGTTGGCGGCCCTGTTTTTGATGGCGATGTAATTGCAAAGTCTCATAGAGATTGGCTATTAGATGTTGGGCTAGCTGTTCGTGTTTGCCTAAAAGGCGAGCAAGGTTTTACTGGAGCAACTTATTTAGCAGCAACAGTAAACAAAACTATACACGAAATAAAATCAGGAAAGCTTGCACCCTGATAAATATTGATTATACTAATCACGTGCGCCGCTGCCCATATCGCCCGATTACGGAAGTGGCGGTGCACAACCCTTAAGCCTTAATTGGTGCCTTGTGACAGGGGCGGGAAAAAGAGTGGTAACAAACGCTAAAACCTATTTAGAGTTGGCCTTGTTACCGTAAATAACTGGCTACCTTTGCCTCGTTACCGCTCGCGGTTCTGTCGCCAAGGTCAACCCTAAATAGGTTTTTTTATGCCTGCAAGAAAAGCAATTTCTAAAAAGTCTCGGTTTGAGATATTCAAAAGAGACGGGTTCTCATGCCAATACTGCGGCAATCGACCACCACAACCAACCCTCGAAGTTGATCATATTTACCCAGTCGCTAGCGGCGGCTCAAATGACGACTCAAATCTAATAACGTCCTGCTTTGACTGCAATAGAGGCAAGTCTGACCGGCTTCTTACCTCAATACCCGAAAGCCTATCCGAAAAAGCAAAGCGCATCAAAGAGTGCGAAGAACAGCTTGCCGAATACAGAAAGGCAATCGACTCGCAAAACGAAAGGATAGAGTCAGACTGCTGGGAGGTTGTTCGAGAAATATTTGGCGATGACACGGACTCAATAAGAAAGGATTGGTTTGCTTCTGTTAAAAGATTCGTTCTTAGTCTTGATATTCTGGATGTTATTTCTGCCGCTAATATAGCGTCATCGAAAAAGCACTTTTGTAGCGATAAAAAGAAATTCACTTATTTCTGCGGCATTTGCTGGAACAAAATCAAAGAGGCATCTAATGGCTAGGGCGCGCAACATAAAACCTTCTTTCTTCACCAATGAGCAGGTTTCCGATAACTGCCCATTGGGCAGGTTGCTGTTTATCGGATTGTGGACTATGGCCGATTACAAGGGCGATTTGGAATGGAAGGAAAAGACTCTAAAAATCCAGATAC